CCAGCACTTTGCTGCTGGTCTTGGTCTTCTGTAGGGTCTACTGCAACAGAACTAGAGATACCTGTACCAAGTGTCTGATTGTAGAAATCTACAAACGAATTAAGGTATTGGTCTTTGCTAAGTACTCTACTGTAAGGATTTGCCATTCTCTACTACCTTTTCGTAATTATTCTTCAACTTCAGGAGAGTTTCCAGTAAAGCCAGCTTCCCCTGCGCCCGGAGCAGTTCCGACTCCGATTGTGCTGTTACCACGCCCCGAATCGTCAGTTCGCGGAGGTCCATCAGGTAATCCTCCATCAGAGGCCATTCCTTGTTGTTGAGAAGCGGGGCTAGCTTCTGCGCCTGTTCCTTGTTGAGCATTTGCCATCATTCCTTGTAACATTTTAGCATAGATTTGAGCTTCGTTAGCGTCGTTAACCAACAAGTCAGGGTCTATGTCTTGGGATATAGCTAGCTCTTTCATCAGGTTTGGAATCTTGATAAACGGAGCAAGCATAGGATTAGCTACTGTTTGTAGCAACGCAGTAAGACGCTGTGTGCGTACTTCCTTCTGCATAACTGCTGCTACACCACGAGGTTTGATTTCTAAATCACCCTCGATATCCTCTACTTTCTCGTTAAATTGCATATTCCACTGAAAGTACGCTTCGCCAAGCGGCTTCAGCAGATAGTCGTCAATGTTCTTAATGACTGTCTTCATGGACAATCCAGCAGAACCCATAAGCATAGATAAGCCTGCTGCTGTTCTACCTGTTCCCGTTACACCAGTCTGCCCGTGCATGATTGACGGGATACCTGTATCTTCATCTGCAAGCTGGCGTGAGATTTGATACATCTGAATGTTTTCAGGAGCAGTGTTAGGAAACTTAATACCGTTGATAGCTGTCCCTGTAACGCCTGACTGACGACGAAAGATTTTGCCGGGAAAGATATCCATGTTCTGACCGGGTACAAGGCTGGCTTCGTCTACGTCAAGAACCAAGTTACCAGCAAGAGCCAAGTTATCAATAGCCATACGGTAATGACCGTTCATTAGCTTCTGCGAAGCTTCCATGTTCTCTGCGACACCTACACCCCACAATTGGTAGGGGTTAATTTCGTAAGGAAATGCCTGATACGGTAAACGTACAGGAGTAAACGGGTTAAGTACGCAGCGAAGTACTTCGTTACCACATATCCATGCGTTAATCTGTACTTGGTCAAATGCGCCCATGTCTTCAGCAATGTCAAGACCTACGCTACGAGCTAAACTCGCATCCAGTACGCCCCAGTATTCTAGTACTTCAAAACGACTTTCAGTATAGTACGACTGGGACTCATCTTCGCGAATAGTGTCTTCGTAGTACTTGTCCACGTAGTTAGGGCCAACAGCCAGTACGTTTTCAATTGCAGTAGCATCAAAGTGTGGACGAAGCATCAAAGAACGAATCTGCTGACGGTTCATACGGTGACGTTCGATGACATACTCACAGTCATCAATGCTTGTACCAGAAGGGTCAGGAAAGAAGTCCCATGCTGAAACAGGCTCGATACGAGGTGTCATTTTTTCGTACGGTGTGTATTCCCGTTCTCCCGTTTCCTCGTTACGCTGCCACTTGTTAACCTTTTTATAGTAGTTAAATGGGCCTTTAATTATACCAGTGCCAAGCAATGCAGCTTCAAATATAGCTTTTCTAAAAACATTTACAGCATCAGTATCGAGAAGCTGGTCGTGAATCTCCTTCTCCATACGTTGAGCCATCTCTTTTGCAGGTTGAACCTGTGCCTCACCCAACAGAGCCGGACCTTCTTTCAGTCCCATGCCCTCATACATACCTAAGTTCTGTTGAGGGTTCTCTAGCTCCATTCCGCCGGGTGGAATCTGCATACCGTCGCCCGGAAATCCAAACGGACTTTGAACAACTTGGTCTGCAGGCGTTTCCATGTGTGCGAACTCCGCAATCCCTTCTGGGATAGGGGTTGACTCTACGACTAATGGAAACTTCTTATTGGTGAATAGAATGTCGACGATTTGCCCGTAAGCTGCCAGAACCTTTGTTTTGGTAGTTTTGATAAATACCTTTGACCTCTCAGAATCTCTGTACTGAGTGGATGAATCATAGATTCCTCTGAAATTTTTGTACGCTTGAAGCCAGTTCTGCTCGTATGAGTATCGTGCCTTCTCTGCTGCATCCTGCTTTTCACGAATGTAGCCGGGAAGTCCGGGCATCTGACCTTTAGGGTCGATTACCGGGATATCATCATCATCGTACGGCTGTAGGGTATCGTCCGACATCTCTATTCCTTAATAGTCGCGCTGTTCAGCCATCTTCATTACTGATGCGTCAACTGCAGTTTTGGTCATCTTCTTTGGCATATCTTCAGTTAAAACGCCTTGAGCAGTCTTTGTGTCAAACTCAAGCTTCTCGCGGTACAACTGTGTTTCGCCCATGTTAGCGTCAACAGATGTAGTGCAAGCACTGTTGATATAAGATGCGCCATAATTGTAGTTATTATTAGGCATTCTTATCTCCCGTTTTTGTTTATAAATCCGCCGGAACTATAGTTCATTCCCATGCCCTGCCCGGAAAGAGCGCGGGATAACCCTGATACAAAGCCCTCTTCAGGTACGGACTTCGATAGTTTTTCTACTAGAGGCTTTCCTGCCTCTTCGCCTAATTCTTGTATAGCCATAACATCACCTGCTGGTGTTTCTGCAATTACTGATTTAATAGCTGCTGGTATTGGTGGCGTACCAGCGTCTACCTCTGAAGTATAAGTGGCTGCTGCTCCCAAACCCGGAATGATAGCGGGTAGCTTTCCCATAGCTTTTCTAAGTCGCTGTGCTGTATCTTCTGGCAGCTTGTCTAAGTCGAACTTGCCGTCTTCAAACATGGGTTTGTATTCTGGCGGAACGTCACCTTTTGCTGCTGCCTCTTCTGTAATGCCTAATTCTACAGACCGCGCTTTATCGGCTTTCTTTTCTTCTTCTCGTGCTAAAGCTACTTGCCGTTGAAACTGCCGTTTTTCTTCTGCAGTCTGCAAACGAGATAACTCTGCCTTTTCTGCTCTAGCGCCAGCCTCTGCATCTATTGCCGCTTTTTCTGCTTCAGTAAACTGTCGTTCTACTTTAGGCTGGAAGACACTGTTATCACCCGTATATACTACCTTAGATGTCGGAGCAGCGTAATTTGTAGACGTTTCACCTAATCCAGAAATACCTCTGTTGATAAACATTTCGTTAGCAGACGTTACGCCATTGTTAAATGCGTCATTTTTAATAAGCGTATCGGTCATAGGACCAATGCGATCATCTGGTACTGCGCCTGTGTAGCTACCTTCTAATATGTCACCAGACGAATCTACACCTGCACCAGCATGACCCATCCAAGCTTTTACAGCATCTGGGGGAAACTTAAATTCTTGTACAAGCTGTCGAGCAAGTATTTTACGTAAAACAGAGTGTGAACCAGCCTTACCTGCAGGAAGAACTCTAGAATGCTTTTTTTCTAGTTCTGGCCTAATTAAAGTATCCCATAAATTAGTAACCTTACGTTCGGTGGTTTGAAACAAGTTAACCGTGTTTCTATCTGCACCTTCTAGTAACTTAGCATCTGCTCTGTTAACTTTATCTTGTAAAAACTCAGCAAAAGCGCCACTGTATGTTGCAGAAGGACGGGTTTTGCCGCCGACCTTTTTTTCTGCAATTTCTGCGACAAGCTGATTATTTTCATCTTTATAGAATTGAATATCACCTATCTTTAGACCATCTGCACCTACATTAGATTTTGTACGCTGCCCTGTATATCTCTCATATATGAGGTAATCTCTAGCTTCAGGGTCTATAGTGATGGTTTTCTTTTTACCTGTTTTAGTGTCGTCTACCGTAACTTCATCAACAGATAGAGCATCGTTAAATATCTTATCAAAAGATTCAGAAGGTACAAGACCTCTCATAGGGTCTTGAACACGAAGCTGAACACCAGTTAGCCCATAGCTAGTAGAGGCTATCCCAGTCTTGCCTGAAAGTTTTCTGTACGCCTCGTTTCTTTTACTGTCGCCAACAAGACCATTAAACTGAGTTTCAAATGCACCAAACTCTTTGTATCTGTGAAATCCCGTAGTGTTAGTGGTGTGGTCTAACGCTTCTGCAAATTCTTTTGTATCATAAACGTCAAAATAGTTTGCATTTAAATCTATGCCCTCTGATGACAGCGCACGATAAAGTCCATCTATATCGTCTCTGTTACTGTCTGTTAGCTTTTTAGCTAAAACAGCCTCAAATGCCTCACCAACAGTTATCTTGCCCGTGCGTATCTTTTCTTTGTAATCTATGTTTACTTCTTTTGATTTAGCAGGCTCTGTAGTTACATTTTTAGAAACTGCCGCGTTATCTTCTTGCATTTGCATTACTGTGCCAAAATCTTTTTCATAAGATTCAAAAGTTGCCTCATCAAACATATCAGGTGCTTCTAGACGAACAGCATCTGCAATAGAAAACTTTGCGTTTTCATCAGCGAGGGGAAACCCGCTAAATTCTAACAAAGCTATAGTCTGTTTTGCGGTAAGCTTTGATGGAGTTTTTACTTTACCCTCACCGGGTTTTCCGCCGAAAGCTGCGTAAAGTTCAGGTTCGCTTTCAGGAACAAAGGGTATTTCTTTATACTGTCGAAGTAAAGGAATAGCCTCTGCAATCATTTTCTGAGCAGTGCCTTTACCCTTGTTAATGTCTGTTACTTCTGCCATCAGTACCCAAATACTTCGTCTTGTGCTTGATAAACGTGGTTCTTAATCGAACCTAGCTGTTGATGTATGGAAGCATACCCACTCATCCGTGTCATTACCATGTAGCGAAGTGCGTCGTAAGCGTGGTCTTCTGCTTTTGTATCTACGTCTTCGCTGTTTGACTTTGAGAGAGGTATGCCTGCTAATTGCTTAATTATGTTTTGACACGAAGAGAATACTCTCAGTCGTGGTTCGTTTGAGTAAGGGTCATCCGCAAGTCGTCTGTGGATTTCCATCTTACCCTGTAATCTGTTTCTATCTGAGGGTGTCCAGCGTACCCCAGAACGCATCATAGTCTCTGCTATAGATGGACCGAAGCCTGTTTTGTTCCAGCATGAGGAGTCAAGCACGGTATAGTGGGGTAGAGGGTCTAGCTCTTCTACTTCTAGTATTTTATCAGCTAACTGTTCTGCTGTCAAGTGTTTTACATAAAGTTCCCGATAAACCCAGATGTTATTGTCCCAATCAATAGCACCCCAAAGAACACAAGAAGGACTCGCATACCCGTAGTCAGCTGCCCGTATTCTGGGCCAGTTGGTAGGTAGCTCGAAAGGTTCGACCACATGTCTGCTACGTGAAAATTCAGGAAAAGCTGCACCCTCTGCAACATCCCAGTCTCCTTCTAATAGTCGCTTACGCTCCACTTCTGGCAGGGAACGTAGCATCGCTTCGTATTGTCCGTCTGCTAGAAGGTATGGGTTATCTGTCAAACGAGCAGGTACAAACTTTCGGTAGAAGAGAGGCTGTCCTGCTTTCTCGTGGGTATCAGGCCACACGAAGGGTCTTTGTGTATCTATATCAAACGCGGGAAAGGGTTCGTTGGGTTCGATGTTTTCAATGTACATCTTTTTTACCCACCAACCACCTACGCCGCCGGGGTTAGCTGTGCAGCGCATATATAGATGCTGCTGTAGCTCTGGGTCAGTAGCACGAAGACGAGAACGTAAGTAATCCCAAACATACGGCGTTGGGTACTGGGTAATCTCGTCCACACCTATCCAATTAAATGCCTGACCCTGAAAACGTGTTACATCTTTATCGCGGTCAAGGTATGTAAACCAGATGGTAGCTCCTGATGGGAAGTGCCACGTTGATTTACTTTCTCTGAACTTCGCACCGGGAAATGCTTTGGTGTATAGCTGGCGCGACTTGTCGATAAGTTCTGTTAGTTCGTCTAGTGTGCGCCGAAGAAGTAGGCCGCGATGGTTAGGATTATGACAAAAACGAAGAGGGTCAGCAAGTAGTGCGAAACTTTTGCCCCCGCCAGCAGCGCCCCCATATAAGACATCGCGCTCTGAAGAAGAGAGAAAATCTTCTTGAGGACCGTCGTTGGGTTTGAATACAACTTCGTACTCTTCAACCAAATCAGAAACTGTAGAGGATACATTCTGTAAGTCTCCTTCGTCTATGACAGTGGTATGTTTCCCTTGTAGAGCTTTCTCTACTTTAGAAGTACTTTCCTGCAGCTTACGAGCATACCTACGCTTATCTTCTGCTGCTTTGGTAGCCTTTGCTGCTCTTTTCTTAGCATCACGTACCTGCTTCTGTGCAGCCCGTCTAGCACGTTCTGCGCGGGACAGGTTGTAGATAGCTTTTGGTGCGTTGGGGTCTTTTTTTGGTCTACCCCGCTTTTTCGGAGGATTGTCCTGCTGGTCGTCCACGATATATCTTTCCACCCATAGCTTTGCCTCTACTAGAGCGCTCACTTAGGTATGCGTATTTGCTTGCACTGCTTAAACCCGGTCTTAGGTACTTATCCCAGCGCCGCCACTCCTCATCTGTAAGATTTGTAATGCCATCTGCTGCAAGCTTTCGTATTTCGCTGTCACTCCGCATCTATTATCACTTCTTTCTTAGGCGGAAGCAGTACTACTCCGTGTACCGCCTGTACATTGTGGTTAATCTGTTCTTGTTTTGCTACACCTACGCGGTTTAGTAGCGATTCTGCTGCTCTCAGGCGCAGGTCGTCTCCCCTGTCGGGTACGGGGTTATCTATTGTGTTGATTAGACGGTTTGCAGCCTTGAGAGCATTCACAGAAAGTATGTTTTTAGTACGTTCGATGATTTCATCTGCGAGAGATTGCTTTAACCAGCCTACAGAACCCCTAGAGTAGCCTGCTGCTATCGCAGCCTCTGATATATTGCCACCATTTTCAAACAGATTGTCCAGAAAACATACCTGTTGTTCTGTCAACTCGCGCTGTTTGCTTTGTCGAGGGAGTAAATTTACTTGATTCATGCTATTTCTCTGAAACATACAAAGAGCTACGACACTTTCTAGCCAAAAACATCCGTTTTTACTAAATATTTGTACTAAATGTGGGGAGATTCGCTAGTGAAATGCAACTCTTCACTGTTATAATACTGATACAACTAACTATTGTCAAGAAAAAAATAAAAATCGGGGGTGGGTGTCGTTTTGGGGTTGACAAAAACATACTTTGCCTGTACGATAAGGGTGTAACCCGCCGGGAGATATACCCCACTCTACAAAGGGGTATGTTTCAGGGGTACTAAAAGGGTATGTTTCTGGGTTACTGACGGGGTATGTTTTCGGACTACCCCTTTTTTCATATCAAAAATACAAAATCCACAAAAATATGTCGAGATTGCATAGCAAATGTACGGGGGGTGGCGTGTCCCTTGCGTGCGCCCACCCTGCAAATATTTTATTTAAGTATCGGTGATAGTTGCCGATGGCCTGCAATTCCCCGAAACATACCCCAAAGGGAATACCGCAAGGACTAACCGCAAGGATATCATGCGCCCGCGCCCATGTACGCGTTTTGTCATTTGTCATATTGGTTAACCCCCTACTGGTGACTGTTGATTTTACCATTACTAGCTAACCCGAACAGATAACCGCCCAGATTATCCCAACAATTCAAACCGCTAGGCATTTATCAGAATAACCATAGAAAAACCCCCACCAAGACTACACAAGGTGGGGGCTAGTATGTTTTTGGGTATGTTTCTTTATTCCTCGCTTTCTTCTACATACTCCGGCAGATAGTCGTATTCATCTGGCAATTGGTCTATCAGGTATTCATCCAGTATGTTTTGATCCATGATTATACCGCCTTTGCTAATAGCTGAAATTTAGGATTAGCCCTGCCTTTTCTCAGAGTTGCTATCTGGTGGCCTTCCTGCCTTAAAGCGTGGATATAGCTATAGATGGTAGGAATCATCAGGCCAGTTTCCCTTCTCAGCGTTTTAATGGTCACTGGATAGCCGCGCAATTCCAGAACATCCAAAACCTTATGATGCCCCTTTCTCAATTGCCTTTCATCTGCCCATTTAGAAACAGTGGCCTTATTCGCTTCGACAGTCTCTTTATTGATAGTGACGGCAGACTGTCCGAACATTTCCCACAAGATCAAATCGTGGTTTTCCAGTATCGCCTTCCGGATATTATCGGCCTGCTCTCTTTCTTTTCTGACAATCTTATTACGATCCAGAAGTTTATTATCAAAATCAATACTAGCCTGAATCAGATCATTATCAGCATTCAGGATATTGGTTTCGCTGTCCTGCAACAATATACAAGCGCTGGCGATATTCGATAAGTATGTTTTCATTTTTTCATTCATGGTATGTTTTCCTCTCTTCTACCAAGTTATAATGGCATAGACTATCAGGCATAACAGAATAGTCAATACCGTGCGATAAACAACGTAAAAAGCCTCTAGTTTATCATTCATTATGCCGCTACCCCTAAGCTTTCCAGATAACCCCAAGACGGACTGGATAGAACATTCCTAACTTGATTGGAACGGTCATATTCCGCCTTATATGCTACCTGATTAGAGCGCCCCTTTTCATCAGTATGAGTAGACCAGTGAGTAAGAGCATTATATCCAGCCCATAGCGTATGGCCTAAACTGGCAGTTTCTTCTTCAAACTGATCCATCAGGTAATTGAACAGCCCTTTATTATACTGATCTTCCTGTCCGGCTCTTGTTTTCTTGAAACATACAGTTTCTTTCAGTATTTGTGCGAATTGCTCATCTGATAAAGCAGTTGCCGCCCAGCGATCCATCAGTTCACGCTGGCTGGTAAACATATCAACAGATACCACCCCCTTTTCGATTAGCGCTTCAGGGGCTAGGTTTTTCGTATGTTTCTTTTTGGCATAAAAAGCCTTTTCACCACCAAACACGCAAGAGTTGCGGCACAAATCCCGATAAGCCCCAGAGAATAGTTGATAAGCCCAAGTCGCATTGACGCTGTTATATAAATCAATGCGAGGCGCTACACTATCCCCAGCTGTACGCGAACGAACATCTGCCCTCATGTCTGGAAATTCAATTGTACGGTGCGCCCTTGCCCCCTTATCAAAAATCCGGTCGGTTACTTTCATTCGCTCATTACCTAGCGAACTATTACGAATAGACCTAGCCAAATCTGAAAAGGTTACTTCATGCGGCACAAGGTTATAAGACTTTGAAACCACAAAGTCCAAAACGTCATGGGTGGCCTGATTATATAGGGCAAAATTCTTTTCCAGCTTTTCCATTTGTGATACGTCTGCAATCGGAACATCAGCATAAAGCGGTATCTTTTTGAAAACCGCCTTTTCCCGATATAAGCTTAAATCTTCCGGCTGGCTATGTTCATAGGTGATCCCCTCGAAGGATTCCCGAAAAGCGTTTACAGTTAAATCATTCATAGTATGTTTTCCCTTCTTACTATGGTT